TTATATTATAAAAGGTGTTTTTATTTTCTCAATCTGTTCTCTTAATTCTTCTATAGTTCTGTGACTATATTTGGCGTTAGTAATATCACTTTTAAAGGAATGCCCCATCATTCGTTTACGATCATTTTCGTTGACTTCGTATCGTTCGCAAAGCGCGGAGAAAGTGTGACGACAATCGTGTGGTGTATGTCTTGCGCCAGTTGCAGCATTTGCAATTCCGAGAGAAGAAAGAGTGTTATACATTTTATTACGAAAGTCCCGCACAGAGCATCCAAGCAGATTCTTACCATTATATCTAGCTTTTACCATATCGAAAATACAAGAATGAATAGGAACAATTCTTTCTTTACTGGCTTTTGTCTTAACTCCACCTTTAAAATATTTTCCATCCAGATTAGTTTCCATATTTGTGAAAGCCTTGATACGATATCCGCTGTAGCACATGATTAATAGCATTTGGACAACGAAATCATCTTTATTTTTCCACAATATTTTTAATTCCTCATCAGTAAATGGCACTCCACTTTCATCATCATCCGGTATAGGAATAAATAAAGCAGAAGAGTAGTCTTTATCCACTATGTCGTATTTAATGGCGTATTTGTACATCTGGTGCATCAGAGACACAATCAATTCCAGAGAGGAATGTTTAAGAGGACAAGCGTTAAGGACATCTTGTAAGTCTTTATATTTAATTTGACCAAATTGTATATCATGTAAAGCAGAAGAATTTTTGAACGCTACTTGTGTTGAAGACATGGAAGAAGTCTTTTTATTTCCGTTACGTAGCTCATTCCGGTACTTCTCTTTATAGAAATCCTCATATACTTCTTTAAAGGTCGGCGTGCGGTCAATATAAACGCCATTCTGTATTTTGATTTTTCCCTCGTTTTCCAACTTTCGGGCTGCCAGAATTTCATAACCTTCATCCCATGTCTCAACGTAGGCAAGAGCTTTCGGCGTGACAGGTCCTTTGGCAGTGTATTCCGTTACCGGTGGATACACGCCATACGGCTTATAGCGTCCTTTGCCGAGATATTTTATTGATCCGAATCCATTCGGGAGTTTTTGGTGTTTCTTTCTTCGTGCCATATGTACCATCCTTTCTTATAACCCATCGAATTCGAGGAGTTTTGGGTATAAAAATAACAGCCAGCAAGGAACGTTTGTTCCGCTTGCGTTTGGCTGCTCTGAATGATACAATATGCTTGCTTAGGGCTTTCGTATCATTCGGAAGCGTGACCGTCCTGCTTTGGTAGAGTGGGGCGGTTTTTATTTATCAAGTTCTTGTTTAACAACGAGAGTTTTTATGTAGTCTAATAATTCTTCGAAATGTTTACTATCAAATTTTCTTACAATTGAAATTAGTTGTAATTCATTTTCTGTAGGCTGTATGCTTTCATTATGAGTTCTATTGATTTCAATAAGACCGTTTATGAGCGTTATTATTGATATTGTAATATCTAAAGTTATTGCCAATAAAAAGAAAAGCAATGACAGCAGAATGAATCGATCTAAGTGAATGTATGAAATAAAAGGAAAATCCTGTATCCATTGTAACGGAATATAAAATATATCGTAAAAAAATATAATAACAGCTAACAGTAATGTAGCAAGAACATCATCCCCCATATTTTTTAAAATTGGAAAAGATTTTTTTTCTAAAATTAATTTTTGAGAATTTTCTAAATTAGCTTTATACCTATCTAGAATGGTGAATAGTAAAGCGATAATTGCTAAAGTTACTCCGAATAATTGCAATGTAGAATTTATGAGAGTGTCTTTGGTAATTATGGTTTTATCATCGCTTGGAATAAAAGATAATATAAGAGATAGTAAAAAAATTACAAAAATTTTAATTTTAATTTTCATTCTTATCACCTATTGTCCTATTTTCGTTGGATATTTTTTGTATTAACTTAAAAATATTATTAATATAATTTTTTTGTTCTGGACGTAATTGAGATATATCATTGGGTAACAAGTTAATATTTGGGACGGATTCACTTGATTTTAATTTTTTTACTCCTCTAGCAGTAACCTTCCAACTTCCTGCCCCCGAAGAAGCATAACCCAATGCATCATTTATAAAGTCTCTTTTTGCGGGAACGATTAGGTGCCCTTCTTTATTTTCAATTTTTGTTGTAACAATTTGTGGATTATATTTACCAAAAGCCGTTACATAATCTTTTGCGGTATCATATCCATCAAGAAAATTAGGATAAACTAATGTAAATTCAATGGATTCTAAATTGTTAATATTTTCATTTACATATGACCAAAAATCAGTTGCTTTAGTAACTAGTTCTATATATAGCGTATAACCAAATGAGGAAATGTCTTTACTGATAACTTTTGCAATCATATCTTTTATTTGGGTTATATTAGGTGCTACTTCTAAATTCTTTTCTATAATCATAATTTGATTCTGAGCATCGACAAAAATTTTACAATTTGGATAATTAGCAATAGGATTTGTGACAAAGTCATCCTTAACTTTTTGAGTTACAGATTTTTTTGTAACACGTGCAAATTTCAAAAAGAATTTTCCAGTCTCATATTCTACGCATGTGATTTCATAGCGTTTTTTTGGACTTAGTGAAATACTTTTAATGTGTTCTTTTGAAAAAGTATGTAACCATTCTATAAAAGCTGCTTTTTTGTTCGTGTTTATCAACATACAATTATATTGTGCATCTTCAATTAAAGAATAGCAAGTAGAAAAATATTCCGTATTTGAAATAGTTTTAGTTGAAGAAGTAGTTAAATTTTGTGCCTTAATAGTTTTGTTACTCATATGTACCTCCAATAATCAAACATCAGTTCGGTGAGAGACGTTTTTTTTATTGAAAGCAATTGCTTTATTATTCGTGGCAGTTAAGATGTAATTCATAAGATCCAGATTTTTTAATTCGTGTTATTACATTTTCACTTTCTAACTTGCGGAGCATACGTTGAATGTCGCTTCTTTGAAAATCTGGCAATTCTGCATAGATGTTTTTCTGTAATATTCCATTGTGATTGGAAATCACATTTTTTAGTTCAGGAATCAATTCGTCCCGTTCGTAATAACATTCTTCCAGACTGCCTAAAATCATATCTCGGTAAGAAAAGCACTCATTATGTGTATTGTGCAAGTATTCATACATATCCTGAAAATAGATTATGCCGCCTTTTCCTTTTGAATAGCAGAAATTTTTACATTTATCGAATTCCGTAATAGATTGTTCCAATAACATAATTTTTTTCGACAAGTCCTGCTCTGAAAAGGAATTATGGTATGGAGTTTCAAATTTTTCTATTCTTTTAGCAATCTCGTTATAGTATTTATTTTCAAAAGAGTAAGATAATTCCTCTTCCTTAAATGATCTATGAAACTTTGGGTTGGAACTATTTTTCTCCTCAGCCAAAGCATTTTCGTATCCTACTTGCATAAGGTATGGCACTTCTTCATCAGAGATTTTTTTACCATCTGCACGGTATATTACGTTACCGTCTTGGACATATTCCGTTTGCTTAGAATAATCTCGTTCCTGTGGCTTGTCAGCGCATATTGCATCTGAATTTTTAACTTTCTTTTTTGATGAATCATTTTTTAAAAGCAAGAATGAAAGTGTACCAAACATTATTGATACTATTGCAGTGGAAATTACCTGAATAATATCGGTAATATTTTTTACAATAATTAGGATGCCGATAAGTGTTGCTAATAGAAAAAATACACCAATTAACTTTTGTAGTCGTTTGAAAAAGAGGTTTTGCATATGTAGTTCTCCCTTTGGTTGATAATTTATATGGTGGAACATTCAAATTACTAAATTAATTCCATAACAGCAATTGTAGGCTCAAATATTATAATAGTTGTTTGAAATTCATAATTTTTTCGTTATATCCAGCAAGCCGGGCAAGTTGATCTGCTGGCATATCTGGATGTTCAAAAATTAATTCATCTGGAATTAATAATTCCGCAGCAAAAGTGTTTGCTTCTACTTCATATTTTTCAGTATTAAAAAATGTATGAGTATCCATAAAAAGCGCATTTGCTTTTTTATGCAACAGCATATGCCCTAGTTCATGCGCACATACAAATCTTTTTTCTGAATCTGACAAATTCTCATCTATGTATATAATGTGATTTCTCTGAAAGTATTGATAAAATCCACGGACTCCATTAAGGGAAGCGTAGACTAATATCACATTTTTTTGTCTGAGAATTTCAAAAGGATTTCTTGTATTATATTTTCTGACTAACGATTGTACCAGATCTCGAATATCCATTAATATCACTTATCCTCTTTATATTTTTTAGGAGTATAAAGTTCTTTGTTACGTTTTTTCGCCATCTCCATACCTACTTGCATAGCAGATAGTATAGATTCAACGGCTTCTGGACTTGCAGGATTTCCATCAAACATAAGTCCATCTTGTTTTAAAAGTTGTTCAGTGTTGGCAATAATACTTTCTATTTGCTTAGTATCGCGCTTGGTTAATTCTGATTCCTTATTTTCAGTTTTCATACCATTCATTATGTAATCTGGTGTTGTATGTAAGTATGTTGCTAATTTTGATACTTTTTCAATGCTAGGCTTGTTTTTATCAATTTTACATAACGATCCGCGTGCAAATCCCAGTGCAGCTTCTGTTCCGGTGACCGTCACACCATTATCCTTACATAATTGTTTAATACGATCATAAATCAACATAATAATGCTCCCTTGAAAAAAAGTTGAAAAAATTACGCAAAAAGCATTGACATATTGAAAATATTACGTATAATAAAAATATAAGTTGAAAAAAATACGTAAACAATATGCAGCTATTCTGTAATTGGTTTGTGGTTATTCTGATTATAGAATATATTACGCATACTGTCAATAACTTTGCGTATTTTTTTCAACAAAAATGAAAGGGGTGAAAAATAATTGCCATCAATTTATGAAAAAGTCAGAACCGCATGCTCGGAAGCCGGCATATCTGTTTATGCATTGGAAAAGGAATTAAAATTTCCACGTAGCAGCATTTGTAAATGGAGCAAGAATACTCCGGGGGTAGACAAAATGAAGGCTGTTGCGGAGCGTTTAGGCAAACCAATTGAGTATTTTTTAGAAGATACCACAACAACAGTCCAATAAGTAGGACAGAAAGGAGAGTAATGAAGAGTGAGCCAACGCTTAACAGTAAAAGAAGCCGCCGCTGAGATTGGATGCAATGTGGAATACCTTAGACGCCAGATGAAAGCCGGGCGGTGGGATCTCGGAAGCGTGATAAAGCCAAATGCGAAGGTTAAGAATTATCAGTATTTTATCTTCCGGGCAAAGCTGGACAAGTTTCTAGGTATCGAACCAAGAGCAGACAACGAGGAGGTGGAGAATGAAGCAGATCAGTAAAGTATTTATAGCGATAGGGCTTGGAATCATGTTTCTGGGTGGAATGCTTGATGCGGATGGTGAAATGTACATCTTATTATTAATCGCTATTGCACTCGGAGCTTTGGTTGCACTTATGGGAGTTGCGATCATGGATGTGGAGAAACGCCGGGAAGAAAAGCGGAAAGCATACTTTTACATGATCCGCCGGAAGGACAAGCTTGACGCTGATGTTGAGTTCCTTGGGGAATTTGAGGACAAAAAAAATAGCACCCTGATAACTTTGGCGAGTACAGGTGCTATTTAACCGTGGAAATACAAAAGTATTTCTGCGTTTATTATAACACGTAGTTAAATTTTTGGAAAGCGTGATTTTATGATTTACAGAAAATGCAGAATCTGTGGATGCAGTTTAGATCCCGGAGAGGGAAACATGTGTGAAGAATGCCGGGACGAGCAGTACATGAAGTAACAGCGTGAGAAAGCTGTCAGATGCATGATTTTATCTACAGATTTCAGACAGATGGAAATGGAGGAATTTTTAAATGCCAGCAACTAGATTATGCAGAACGGATGCCGGAAAGTTAATTGACGGACTTAAGGATTTATCTGAATTACTTGAAAACCTTGGTCTTGGAGATGGAAGTGTAGGACTTACGGCAGACGGAAATATTCATGGAATATTTACCTTAGACACAAATCTTCTGGAAATCATTATTGAAGACGACCAGAAAACGGAAATGGTCAGGTACATTGTTTAAGTCTGTGGAGGTAGGAAATGTACAGTGATTACATACCGGACAGTCTCGATATGCTCGAAGAGTACGAGAGGGACAGAGAACGCCGCCACAGATTATATGAGAAACAAGCCAGACGTGAAGAGCTGGCAGATATTGAATCAGAGGAAGAGAGGATAAAAGAAAGATGGAAGAAATTAGAGTAAATGTTGAGCAGAAAAATGGTGTTATTGGTTTTAATTTTGAGGAGATTAAGGAAAAACTTAATTCCGAGCTGGAAATTTATAAAAATATGATTTTCACGGAGGAATCCAAGACAGAAGCCAAAAAAACAATTGCAAGTCTTAGAAAACTGAAAAAATCAGTTAACGATAAAAAGCTGGAAGTGAAGAAATCTTTTATGATTCCTTACACCAATTTTGAAGCGCAGGTAAAGGAACTGGACAATCTGATTGATGAACCAATCAGCTTTATTAATAACCAGGTGGAAGAATTTGAGCGCAAGCGTGTGGAAGAAAAGAAAGCGCTGATTTCTGAAATTTATGCGGAGATCATGGCAGAGCATGAGGAAGCGAGCGGATATCTTCCTTTACAGAGAATTTATGACAGCAAGTGGGAGAATGCCACAACTACAAAGAAAGCGATCACAGAAGCCATTGCAGAGCGAGTGGATCATGTAGAAAAAGATCTCGGTATTATCCGTAGCATGGGATCAGAGTTTGAGGATAAGGGGATTAAGAAATATAAGGCAACCTTAGAATTATCAGATGCTATTGAGATCATGAATCAGTATCAGAAGCAGAAAGAAGAGATTTTGCGCAGACAGGAAGAGGAAGCCAAAAGAAAAGCCGAAGAGGAAGCACGTAAGGAGTCCGAGAAAAATTCAGAACCGGATATTGCAGTGAATGAAACACCAATTACAGATAATGTACCGGAAGAAAAATTTGTAGAACCGAAGCCAGCAAACAACGTAGTTACTTATGAGGTTGTTGCTGATCCGTTCCAGATCGTGCAGTTGGAAGCACAGATGCGCAGCTTGGATATTAAGTATAGGAGAGTACGATAATGGCAGAGACAGCAAAACAGATGAACATATACCAGGCAATATCAAAGTGCATGGAAGAAATCGGTGCGGTTGGAAAAAATGATGTGAATAAGACGCAGGGGTTTAAATACCGCGGAATTGATGCGGTGATGAATGCAATCAATCCTGCATTGGTCAACAATCATATATTTATCGTTCCAGAGGTCTTAGAACAGACCAGAGAAGAAAGAAAATCCATAAAAGGTGCAACGCTGATCTATTCGGTCTGCAAGATTAAATATACCTTTTATGCGGAAGATGGAAGCAGTATCACGGCGGTAACAATCGGTGAGGGCATGGATTCCGGAGATAAGGCAACGAATAAAGCAATGGCGATCGCTTTTAAATATGCTTGTTTTCAAGTGTTCTGTATTCCTACCGAAGAGATGCAGGATCCAGATTCAGAAAGCCATACGGTAGAACCTAAAAATGATTTTGTTCCAGCAACCGTAGAACAGCTTAGGACAATGACAGATTTTGTAAGTGCGTATTCTGATATGTGTGAGAATGCTACATCCAATGATATCTGGAAAACGCTGAAAGAAAAATATCATTTTGAAAAGACTTCAGATCTATCAAGTGAAATGGCTGCTAAGATCATTGAACAGGTTAAGTGCTGGTATAAGAAAAAGAAAGAAGAGTAGCTTATGGATACTACAGGAAAACTCACCGGAGCGAGCCGTACATTCAATGGACAAGGCATCATCCTTACATTTGAGGTTGACGCATCAGCAGCAAAGCAGATCGAGCATTTAAAACCGGATGATTTATTGCAGATTAAAGCAGTTAAGTATCGTCAGAAAAGAAGTCTTGATGCTAATGCTTATGCATGGGTGCTCATGACAAAGATTGCCAATAGCAAAGACATCTATTCCAGCAAGGATGAAGTCTATGAGGAAATGTTGCAGAAATACGGATCGTTTTATGAAAATGAATCTGGGCATGTCACTATAACAGTGAAAAAAGAAGTAGATCTGACATTGATTGGCGGTCATTGGAAGCGTGTTAAAGAATTTATAAAGGATGGGAAAACTTGGGTTTCGTATCTGATGATTAAAGGATCCAGTGAATACGATACTGCAGAAATGAGCCATTTTATAGACCGGATTGTTGAAGAAGCAAAGGAACTTGGCATTGAGACAGCTACACCGGATGAATTGGAACGAATGAAACAGGAGTGGGGAACATGAGTAAAAATCTTTGGAGCGTGTTCACGGATGATATGGATCACTGTTATTTTACTGGAGCATACCCAGTGGAAAGACATCATATCTTTGGAAGTTCAAACCGTAAAAACAGTGAAAAGTATGGCTTTGTTATTCCGCTCAGACCCGATCTGCATCCTAACGGAGCGCAGAGGGGAGCAAATGCAAAAGAAATTGATCTGAAATTAAAAACTATGGCGCAGGAATATTTTGAATCTCATTACGGAACAAGAGAAGATTTCAGAGATATTTTTGGAAAGTCGTGGTTATAGGGTTGGAACACCTTGCCGGACGGCAGAAAGAAACCTATTCATGCAGAAAATAATATATCACGAATTATTGGAAGCTGGTTATTATCTCCGGGTTTAGTCCCGGAGAAGAAAGGGGATTAATGAAGACAATAAATGACATTCCCTGCGGACATTTGAAACCATTACCGAGACTCTATAATCCATTTGAAGATAGAAAACTGCGAAAGCAGATAGAGACAGCAAATACAAAGGATGACTGCATTATCAATGTTGGAAATGGATATTACAGACCAGTTCCGGGAGATCCAGTAGATGAAAAAGAACTGGATGAATATCTATCAAAAGAGCTGCACCGTGCCAGAGCGATACTGAAAAAACGTTTAAACATGAAAATGACATTTGAAAGGTGGCGAGAAGTTGGAGTACCTACTGATAATACCGGGACGACTGGATAACTTGAATGATTTTATCCGTGCGGATAAGGCAAGCAGATATAAAGGCGGAGAGATGAAAAAGCAGAATGAAGCTATTGTTTCTGTGTGCATCAGAAAGTGCCTGAGAGACGTAAATATCAATAAAAAAGTATTTATGGAATATCTGTGGGTGGAAAAGAATAAAAGGCGTGATCTGGACAATATATCGTCATTCGGCAGAAAAGTGATCCAGGATGCATTAGTTAACTGCCATGTATTAAAAAATGATGGCTGGGAGCAGATCTGTGGATTCTCTGATGAATTTCGTATAGATGCTGAAAATCCACGAATTGAAGTTCGGATTCGGGAGGTGGAAACTTGAACTATTTAGCTGAGATAAAAGCATTTTACGACAGGCTCGAACTAAACCCGCAGCCCAACACTGCAATCGCCTTATGGCATGCGTTAATGTCCATAGCGAATAAAGCAGGGTGGCCAGATACGTTTACGGTAGCCTCGTCAGTCCTTGGACTTCGGTCTGGATTAAATGCATCAGCGTTAAAGAGAGCGAGAAACAAGCTTGCTACAGATGGGTTCATCGAATGGAAAGCGCGCGGTGGGAATCTTGCAGCACAATATAAAATAAATAGTCTTGTGGTTCAAAATTACAGTAAAAATGAACCACAAGATGAACCACAAAGTAAACTGCAAATTGAACCACAGTTTGAACCACAAAGTGAACCTATTAATAAACAAAGACATAAACATAAACAAAATACACCCCCTATATCCCCCTTGGAAAAATTTAGAGTGTTTGCCGCAGTCTATCCGAAACGGTGTACTGGTTGTCTTGTTGAAACAGAATACTGCAATGCAGTACTGGCTGGTGTACCGGAAGATGATCTGGTATTGGCCGCACAGAATTATGCAGATATATGCAGACGGGAGAAAACAGCAGAGCGGTATATTAAAAAGCCGGAGAACTTTTTACGAGAGAACTTGTTTATGCAGTACCTGAAAGGAGAGAACGATGGATCAGTTGGAAGAGATACTGGAACGCATGAAAAATCACTCAACGAACTCATGCAGGAACGCGGAGACACCGGAGACTTCCAAGGATTCTGATGTGTGTCCAATTTGCGAAGGTCGGGAGTGGATCTTGAAAATAAAAGACGGAGTTGAAATAGCAGTACCGTGTAAATGCCGTGAGAAAGCGGTCATGTCAAGGCGGTTGCGATTCGCAGATATACCGGAGGCATTCCGTGGTATGGATCTGAGATCGTTTCGAATGGATGTGTACAGGAAGCAGGAAAGTAAAAAGATGGTGTCAGATGCCTGCAAAATCATAAAAACCTATCTGGATGATTTCGAGAGCCAGAAGGAAAGAGGCATGGGATTGTATATCTGGTCGAGGACAAAGGGAAGCGGTAAGACGAGGATTGCTGCCGGGATTGCAAATGAACTGATGAAAAGATACACAGTCAAATTTGCAGTATCACTGACCATCCTGCAGGAAATTAAGAATACATGGCGCAGGGATGTAGCAGGCAGTGAAAGCCAGCTTTTAGATGCACTTTCCACAACGGATATTTTGATCATTGATGATTTTGGTGTGGAAGCACCGGCGGCATGGATCAACGACAAAATGTATCAGATCATCAACGAGCGGTACATAAACCAGAAGGTAACGATTTTCACGAGTAATGATCCGCTGGACAAGCTATCCTACGATGACCGGATCACGAACCGGATCAAGGAGCGGACATATCAGATCGCATTTCCAGAAGAATCAGTCCGGGATCATATCGCAGAGCGGATGCAGGAGGAAATCATTGAAAAAGTGATAACGAGTGGAAATATAAAATAAAAATTAAAAGGAAGGTGGACAAATGCATAGCGTACAGCAGAGAAAAAGGGTGATTCCATCGAGTGTTTATAAGCAGGAATTAGCAAAATGCCGGTTAGGAGATAATATCGCAAATCATATGGGATTTATATTTGCAGCGATACTGTATGACAAATTTAATATGACGTTTAAACAAGTTACTAACTATTACAGTAAAACTGTTGAACGCCGGAAGGCATGGCAGGACGATGACAACGAAAAGGTAACGAGTGAGAGCATGATGGAGTATTGCCGTAAAAAGAAAATTGATGTTGTCAAGTGGGTAAAGTCAATCCCGATGCCGCAGAAGTTATATATGGCGGATATTAAAAACGGACGTGCAGCACTTGGTGCAGATTGGAATATCGAAAGCGCACTGGCAGCTACAATGTATCTGACTATTCCGACATTAAAAGATTCTTACCGCTTTTCGAATGCCAAAATCGAAGAATTTATGAATTGGGTTGCCTATTACATTGATTCCTATTGGCGCAAGCAGCCAAAGAGTAAGGAACACTATCTGACGGATGAGATTATTCGGAATCAGTTTATTGAGGATGAAAATTGGGATATTGTAACAGGAAAAGCGGTGAAATAAGGATTATTAACATGGGAGAAATGACAAAGACAAGCGTAAAATACTGCCGGAAATGTAAATACGCGTACAAGCACAACCAGACAGAAATCATGTGTGGATATTATTTACAGACCAGATTAAGGCGTGAGTGCCCGGTTGGGATGTGCGATAAGTTTGAGAAGAAAGGCAGAAAGAGAAAGGTGAAGTTGAAATGACAGATGAAACCAAGCAGGAGATAGGAGCGGCATTGATGTTGTTAAAAAATACACTGATAAGAAACGGTGTAAGCATAGCACTTGTAGGAAGTGAAGATACCGGAAAAGACGATGGATGCATTATGTTTTTTGATACCGCAGAGTATTGTCGCACCGGGAAATTTAAAGGGATATCTGTTAAAACAATAGATTTAGTGAGATAGGAGAAAAATAATATGGAGATTGAAAAGAGAATTTATCCAGCATATGCCTTTACTGAAAATGAGAGAGAAAAGTCAATCATGAACAGCACAATTTATAAAGAATTAAAGGAAAAATACAGAATTTCAAGATATAAAGTTGATAATCTTGAAGATTATGACATTGTCTTAGATCATACACCGGGTATGTATCGTTCTGTTTATAAGGTTATTAAAAATAATACACAATTATCAGACTTAGAACTTGCATTAATTTGTGATGATGGAAGCCTTTGCTTTGGGTACAGCAGACATGGAAATGAGTTTTACATAAATGAGGATTAGATTTAGTGAGGTAGAAATATGATGGAATGTATGAAGAGCATGGCGAAGAAACCACAGACCAATGCAGACCGGATCAGAAGCATGACGGATGAGGATTTGGCAGAAGTATTATTTGGAAGTTGCATAGAACACATGGGCGTAGATGAATGTTCTCATCCTGAAGAGGCTTGCAAATCATGTGTTTTGGATTGGCTTAAGGCAGAAAGTGAGGAATAGCATGAGACTTGGAGAAGAATGTCCATACATAACACCATGCGGTTGGTGTAGTAGGCTTTGTAAGCCATGTGAGGAAAAGGAAAAGCAGAAAGCGAGGAAGCAACATGGAAAGATTAACAGAAAGGAATCCATCATGGATTGATGATGAACTGCGGGAAAGGGCATGTGAACCGGATTGCGAGGAAATAGATGCCGTATATCGGAAACTCAAAGACTATGAGGATGCCGAGGAGCAGGGCAGGTATATCAAGTTGCCGGAAAAAGTCGAAGAAACGGAATATAGAGAGTGTGTGCACACAAGAACTAAATGCCACCATGAAAATTGCAAGTGTTCGGAATGCCCTCTTACTGAATTGTTTTGTGATGAATTTTATACAACAATGGATAGGTGCTATGAGGATGCATATGCTAGAGGATGCCTTGCCGGAATAGAACTAGGAAAAGCAGAAGCAAAGCTGAAAGAAATGGAGGAAAAGGATGGAGAATAGATATTTATTCCGCGCAAAGCGGAAAGACAACGGTGAATGGACGGAAGGCTTTCTTTTGAAACGGTGGGACGGATTATGGATTTTCACTATTGATGAAAAATTTGCTGATCTTATAATCCCATCTACCCTCTGCCAGTGCACCGGATGTAAGGACAAGAACGGCAATCTGATTTGGGAGAATGATATTCTTTCAGGGCATATCGATGATGAGTTTCCAGAAGATGAGACGAGAAAGCGTGTCGTGTGGCATGAAAACGGATGGTGTACGAATGAGCCGGGCTGTGATTACTACGAGGAACTGGATGATTTTGATTCAGAGAATTTTGAAGTGATCGGCAACATGATTGATAACCCGGAACTGTTGGAGGTGTGACTATGACAATTGATGAAGCTATATCACACGCAAGAGAAGTGGCTGAATGCCAAAAGATGTCAGCAAGACTAATCGAAGATAATGCGTATATTCCAGAATCGGTTGATAAAGAAGCCATTACATATGGCAATACTATATGTGCAAACGAACATGAGCAACTTGCTGAATGGTTGGAAGAACTGAAGCAGTACCGCGCAATCGGCACTTCGGAAGAATGCCGGGCGGCGATGGAGAAGCAGACAGCAAAGAAACCAATGCATGTAACGAATAGTTATTTTGGATACCAGAAACATAAAGAACATGTTGATTATTGTCCAGATTGTGGGCATCAAGTAGAAGAACCTTATGGATGTCCAAATTGTTTAAGAAAAATTGATTGGGGTGATGAAGAATGAGTGAAAGACTTAAGCCATGTCCGTTTTGCGGTGGAAACGCAATGTTCTTTAACATTACAAATAAGTCATCACATTCGGCTGTTGTGGTAATGTTCAAAATCAGATGTATGAAATGCGGAACAGAACTTCCAAAAAGCTATGAATGTGAGATGTATATGGATCAGGACGGAGACATCAGAACAGGGAAAGACAGCGAATAAAAGCATAGGCGTTTCTGATGAAAAAATGCTTATAACAGACAATGACGATACGAGACGTTTATTTGAAAACTGCCAGATGAAAGCTAAAACTGTAGTTAATCCAATTATTGACTGGAAAGCAGTGGATATATGGAACGTTATCAATGGCGAAAATATACCGGTTTGCGAGATGTATTCCTGGGGATATGATAGACTTGGGTGTATAGCCTGTCCTCTGGCAAAAAAATGTCAGAGAGAACGGGAAATATATGATTTCCCCAAATATAAAACTGCGTATATAAGAGCTTTTGATCGGATGCTTGAAATGAGGAGATTCCGAGGAAAGAACACAAAGTGGACGTGCGGAGAGGAAGTATATTTATGGTGGATGCAGAGCAACGACATACCCGGACAGATGAGTATGTTCGATAGGTAAACTGAACTTTAACGGATTAAAACGGAGGTAAAAAAGATGGCTAACTTTTATAAGAGTAATGATGTGGACATTGATTTTTCAGAGGAAGAAAAGGAAATATTAAAAAAAGCAAGTGAAATTCTGAACGATTTAGGAACAAGACTTTGGCAAGACGACTATGACGAAGAGGGTGTTTTCTTTTCTGATTTAGGTGGCGGAATTGAAAACGCATTAGAGGGAGATTATCGGATGCCATAGAATAAAAATGAAAAACTGAATATTGAGAATTTTGCCGGCTGAAATATGCCGGTAAAAAAATACATATCAAAGAACGTATGTTCCGACCATATGTGCGTAACTACAAACTAAAAAGAGCGTTTATCAGATGAAGAGATTGCCAGAGCATCCTTATCCATTGGTCATGATCTGCGACTTAATGCATTATTTGAGCTTATGCTTGCAGCTGGTCCTCGTGTCGGAGAGATCGTCAACCTTAATATTGACAACCTAGATTTTGCAAGAAAAGAAATCCACATCTGGGGAGAGAAAACGTCACAGTGGCGCACCTGCTTTATGACGGAGAGATGCAAACAGGCATTAAAACAGTACATCGGAGATCGCACGGAAGGCGCAGTGTTTATCGGCTTACGTGGCAGAGGACGGATGTGTAATAAGTCAATTGAGGACATGGTCAAAGAAATTGCACTTGCAGGCGGTTGCAAATTTAGAGCGACAGTGCATTCATTTCGCAAGACATTTGCATCAAGAGAATATAGGCGGACAAAGGATGTGTTGTTTGTATCAAAGAGATTAGGACATTCAAGCACGGATGTGACGATTAAATATTATATTTGTGACGATGTGGAGCTTGATCGTATGCAAGCTAATTTTGCAGCATAAAACATGTGTTTATGTTGCAAAATATAATAAAAACATGATTATACAAGTAATTAATATGTTATAATGTTGCATAACATATAAACGGCTTGCACGAAAGGGGGAATGTGCATGATGAGTGAAAGAGAAACGTATGAGATTTGCAATGAGGTAGACAGCTTCATAGCCAGAGAATTGACGGAGTCCATAATACACAAGGTGTCCTATGATATGCTTGAGGCTCATTATGGTATTCTCCCAATCAGCAGGCGGAGTTTTTACCGGAGACGTAGCATGGCACAGAGGTTAATGCGGCAGAGGATGTGTCATCTGGTAGAAGAAAAGAACGGACAGTATATGATTGTATGGGGAAGGGAGTAGAAATTTTTGAAAAAATGTTCATGCAGTGATATAATCTTTGTATGAGGGGGAATGCGAAAATGAAAAGATCAGATAGTAAACCAACTTATAAGGTTCGATTGCGCGGTGGTTTTTCAGACAGAAACAATATAAGTATTGAAAATAGAAATATGCAATATGAATCATTGGATGATAGAACGAGGGCAATGCTGATTAACATGACAAGCATTGTTTTGGACGATGTTGATTTCCAGAGAACACAGACATTTTACAAGTCAATAATAATTCATGTATTTGCGTTTGAATTTGATTGTTCACAATTCTGTGATGAGGAAAATGTTAAGGAAATAATATATCAAACTATTCGTGAAAATACATATGATGAGGTTTTTTCACTTATTGAATTTATAGTTCAGAAAATGAAACAAATGAATCCTTGGAAGAAAGATGAATATGCTGAGGACTATAACACTATATTTAAAAATGAGTACGTTGGATATCGTTTTGTAAATGAAATTATTGTTCCAATCACAGATGAGAATGAAATTGAAGCAATAAATAAAGCTGCAGATAGTCCATATAGTATTGTTAATACACACATATCTAAAGCGGTTGGTTTTTTGTCTAATAGAGAAAACCCGGATTATGAAAACTCAATTAAAGAAAGCATAAGTGCTGTTGAAGCTATTTGTAAAATACTTACGGGAGTAAATGGGAAAGAAGCTACACTAGGTAATATGCTAAAGAAAATTGAAGATAGCGGAGTGGTAATTCACAAAGCTTTAAAATCTGCATTCAATATTCTTTACGGATATACGAGCGATGCGAATGGTATCCGCCATGCAGGAGATATAGGTGGTCCATCATCAACATTCGATGAGGCAAAGTTTATGTTAGTATCGTGCAGTGCATTTATAAATTATTTGATAGGAGTATCTGCAAAATAAAAAAATATGATTCCATTAATACCAACCACCAATTACGATGGTTGGTATTTTTTGCCCTAAAGTTGGCACAAACAATATGTAAGTACGTGATAAAATTTTATTAAAAGAAATACTAGGGGGAAAAATAAAGTGAACAATAACGATTTGAAAAAGGCGTACTTACAATCATATATTCCATCCATAAATGCAGCCAAACGTATAGAGGAAGAAATAGAACAATTGCGACTGGATAAAATGATGCCGTCTGTTATTATGGATGATATGCCGCATGCACATAATAAAACAGATCTGTCTGATTATATGGCAAAGTTGGACGAACTGATAAATAAGCTAATAGCTGCCAGATACAAACGTATTGATCTATATGCAGAAATATTTGCAGATATTGAAAAGATGGAAAATGAGACAGAAAGAGAGGTATTAACATATCGGTATCTTCGTCGGTACAGCTGGGAAAAGATTTGTGTGCATATGGGGTATCAGTGGGCACAAATTCACCGGATTCATGCTAATGCATTAAAAAACTTCAATCCAACAGGAGTATACTATCAACTGATGATAGAAAATGAGGAATCTGATAAAGATGATACACAATGATACATATATTCGTGATAATATATAAAATGAAAAGAGCGCAAGTAGAGAAGAATCTGCTTACGCTTTTTTTTATGGGCGTCGGATGGGCGCCCTATTCCCCCTAAGTTATTTGAGGGATACTGATAAAAGAAATGGTGGTGATGGTCCTTGCCAAAGGCAAAAGATGCGAGAGCGGACAAAGCCTTTGAAATGTATAAGCAAGGGCTTAAGCTAATAGATATTGCAAATCAGCTAGGAGTAGCAGAGGGAACGGTTCGCAGTTGGAAAAACCGGTACAAATGGAATGGCGAAACGAATGCAACGTTGCAAAAAAATAAACGCAACGTTGCGAAAGAAAATAAACAAGCAAAGAAAATAAAAAAAGAGTCTGTTGCAGATGAAGTAGAAGCGGTGATACAAAACGCTAATTTGACTGATAAGCAACAGCTTTTTTGCGTTTATTATATTCGCTGCTTTAATGCCACCAAGGCATATCAGAAAGCGTATGATGTTGATTATGCGACTGCCGTGGTAAATGGTCCTAGACTGCTCGGAAATGCTAGGATAAAAGATGAAATTTTCAGGTTGAAACAAGAACGGCTCAACAGGGAGTTCCTGAGTGAGTCAGACATCTTCCAGAAGTACATGGATATTGCGTTCGCGGATGTAACCGATTTTGTGGAGTTTGGGAACGAAGAGATGGAAGTGATTCTGGATACAGGGGAACATAAAACTATCACAGTAAGCCATGTTAATATCAAGAATGATAGTGATGTGGATGGAACCATTATTTCTGAAGTATCCAAGGGCAAGGACGGCGTGAAGGTAAAACTTGCCGATCGTATGAAAGCCCTGCAGTGGCTTTCTGATCACATGGATCTTGCTACCGAGAAGCAGAAAGCAGAGATTGCATTACTGAAAGCCAAAGTTCAGACAGATGACGGCGATGAGGTTGCAGATGATGGATTCCTTGAAGCTTTGAATGGTACTGCCGCGGAGGACTGGGGCGATGAAGAGAATCAGTAAGATTAAGCGGGTTTTCAAGTTCAAGCCATTTTCCAAGAAGCAGCGCAAGGTATTGAACTGGTGGTGTGAAGATTCTCCGGTTAAAGATAAGGATGGTATTATCGCAGATGGTGCTATTCGATCTGGCAAGACGGTGAGTATGTCGCTATCGTTTGTTATGTGGGCGATGAGCACATTTGACGGCGAAAATTTTGGTATGTGCGGCAAGACAATCGGTTCTTTCCGCAGAAATGTATTATTTTGGCTTAAGCTGATGCTACGAAGTCGCGGTTATACGGTTGCAGATCACAGGGCTGACAATTTGGTAATCATCACAAAAGGAGATGTGACCAATTATTTCTATATATTTGGCGGCAAAGACGAACGATCACAGGATCTCATTCAGGGTATTACCTTGGCTGGGGTCTTTTTTGATGAAGTTGCGTTGATGCCGGAAAGCTTCGTGAACCAGGCAACCGGACGATGTTCTGTTGATGGTTCGAAGTATTGGTTCAACTGCAACCCGGATGGACCGTATCATTGGTTCAAGACCGGATGGATTGATAAGAGAGAAGAAAAGCATCTGTTGTATCTGCATTTCACGATGGATGATAACTTGAGTCTGTCGGAGAAAATCAAGGCGCGATACCGCAGCATGTACACAGGTGTGTTCTACCGCCGGTACATCCTTGGACTATGGGCGATGGCAGAGGGCATTATTTACGATATGTTCGACACTGCCAAGCATGTGATTTCCAGCATGGCTGATCTGGTCAATACGAATTACTATGTATCCTGCGATTATGGTACGCAAAATGCCACGGTATTCCTGCTGTGGTGTAAAGAACGATCTGGACGGTGGGTGTGCTGCCGCGAGTATTATTATTCCGGCCGAGATGAGGAAAGGCAGAAAACGGATAGTGAGTATGCGGATGATCTGGAGCAGTGGCTTGGTGATATAAAGCCGGTGAAGATCATTATAGATCCATCGGCAGCGTCCTTCATTGCAGAGTTGAAAAAACGAGGCTATGCGATCAAGAAAGCAAAAAATGATGTGTTGGATGGAATCCGGTTTGTGGCATCGCTGCTGAATCAGGGGAAAATCGCCATCAGTGACCAGTGCCCGAATACGATCAAAGAGTTTGGGTCGTATATCTGGGACCAGAAAGCATCTGAGCGTGGCGAGGATAAACCGGTAAAGCTGCACGATCATGCGATGGATGCTCTTCGGTATTTCTGTTATACGATTATTCGCAAGCCGGGCGGTATCAGCATTTTGAAATAGAGGTGAGAACATGGAACTTGAGGTTATGAAAAAACTCATAAGAAAATATGAACCGGGACATACAAAGTTTTCCTTTAATGCTATGCAGGCAGAGCGGTATTACCGGAATGAAACGGATATTTTAATTAATAAAATTAGTGATGAGAGAAAAGAGGATGCAGATAATCCGTTGCGTAATGCGGATAACCGGATTCCGAGGAACTTCCACGGACTTATTGTCAATCAAAAGGCTGCATATATGTTTACAGCACCGCCACTTTTTGATATTGGGAATGAGCATGGAAATGAAGTCGTGACAGAAGTACTCGGTGATGAATACCGGAAAAACTGCATGGAGCTGTGCGTAAATGCTTCCAATGCATCGGTGGGATGGATTCACTACTGGGAGGACGAAGATGAGACATTCCAGTGGGCGGTAGTCGACAGCAAGCAGATTATTCCGATTGAATCACACGATTTGAAAAAGAAACTGCTCGGTGTTCTTCGTGTGTATGATGAAATCGACGAGGAAACAGGAGATACCTATACAATTTATGAATACTGGGATAAGGAAAGTTGTTGGACGTTCCGGCGGAAGTGTGGCGACACTTTAGAAGATGGGCTGTTCTACTACAACACTTTCATGGTGCCGGATACCGGCGATTTTGTCGCAGAATATCGGCATGAATTCGGAGAGGTGCCTTTTATTCCATTCCCGAACAACAACACGAATACAAACGATCTGAAAAATATAAAACCGCTGATAGACGTTTACGACAAGGTCTACAGCGGTTTTATTAATGATTTGGATGATATACAGGAATTGATATTTGTACTGTCTGGGTATGGCGGTACTGATCTCGACACGTTTTTATCAGACTTGAAAAAATACAAAACTATCAAGGTTGATGGAGATGATGGAAGTAATCCGGGAGTGAGCACGCTCAACATTGAAATACCGATTGAAGCACGTAACAGCGTGTTGGAAGCCACCAGAAAGGCTATTTTTGAACAAGGGCAGGGATTTGATCCACAGCCGGAGAATTTTGGGAATCAGAGTGGAGAAGCTCTTAAATTCATGTATTCATTGCTGGAGATGAAAGCTGGGTTGACGGAAACGGAGTTTCAGCTTGGGTTTGCACGTCTGGTAAGAGCGATATGCCAACATGAAGGGATTGATTGTAAGAAAATCATTCAGACATGGTCCCGCACTTGTGTAAAGAATGACGCGGAACAGGCACAGATTTGCAAGGATTCGGTCGGAATTGTAAGTAAAAAGACAATCCTTAAAAATCATCCACTTGTTGAGGATGCGGACGCAGAATTAAAACAGTTAGAAAAAGAAGCACAGGAAGCACAAGAGAAAGCAGATGCTTATGTTGGAGCTTTTAATTCAAAAGGTGAGGAGAAAATTAATGAAGCAAACAGTGATGATTCTGGGGACGGAATATCAAATAGAAATACATAAATGGTCAGAAGATAAAGAATTAAGCCAAAATTCGTGGGCTGGTTACTGTTGTAGCGAAATCCCACTGATCGTTATAGCAGATTTAGATGATGAAGAGCATTTTTGGTTTCGCAATGACGAAGAAAAAGATGCGTACTTTAAGAGCTGCTTGCGCCATGAAATTATTCATGCATTTTTGAATGAAAGTGGATTGAAAGATAAATTTGAACATACTCCGCACGCTGGGCATGAAGAAACGATGGTTGATTGGATAGCAATTCAGTTTCCGAAGATTGCAACAGTATATAAAGAGTTGGGGATTTTATGAAATGAGGTGATTGCATGGAAAAGCGGACAAGTGAATATTGGCAGGAACGTTTCCAGCAGTTGGAAGAAGCGCAGCATGACACATCCGTTCAGACCATGCAGAGTATCGAGCAGGAGTTCCGGCGTACGGAACAAGTATTAGACGGAAAAATTAATGCTTGGTATCAGAGATTTGCATCCAATAACAAAATTTCAATGATAGAGGCAAGAAAATTGCTCAACAGTGATGAGCTGGAAGAGTTTAAGTGGGATGTACAGGATTATATTAAATATGGAGAAGAAAACGGTATCAATCAGCAGTGGATGAAAGAACTTGAGAATGCTTCGGCAAAGGTACATATCAGCAGATTGGAGGCACTTAAGTTACAGACACAGCAGGAATTTGAAAAATTGTACGGAAATTATCATGATTCCATAGATGAGCATATTACAAATCTTTATACATCTGGATATTATCACACAGCATTTGAAGTACAGCGAGGTATGGGTGTTGGCTGGCAGATGCAGAATTTTAATTCAGAGAAAGTCAGTGATATTATACATAAACCGTGGGCTGTTGATGGACGTAACTTTTCAGATCGTGTTTGGACGGACAAAACAAGACTAATTAACAGTATGCATGATTCTTTAACTCGAATGTGTATTACAGGGGAATCACCGGATAGAGCTATACAGGAAATATCCAAGAACATGAAAGTGAGCAGGTCACAGGCGGCGAGGATTGTTCAGACGGAATCGGCAGCTTTTTCTGCCAAGGCACAGGAATCATGTTTTTCTGATCTTGGTGTGGAAGAGTTTCAAGTGGTTGAGACCTTAGATAGCAATACGTGTGATACATGTGGAGAGATGGATGGAAAACATTTTCAAATGAAAGATTATAAGATTGGTGTTACTGTACCGCCATTTCATCCAAATTGCCGTGGGTGTACATGTCCGTATTTTGATGATGAATTTACTGTTGGAGAGAGAGTTGCACATGGAGAAGACGGGGAGACATATTATGTGCCAGCGGATATGACATATGAGGAGTGGAAAAGTGCATCGATTGATGGAAATATGAAAGCGGTATCTGCACCTAAGATTAGAAATCCTAAAATCCGCAACGCATATGATAGTTTTAATGAGATGCTTGCGGATAGTGAGGAAAATTCCATGCTGACAAACAACATGATTATGTATGGTGAATCTACAGAATATATAGAAGATATAACTTGCAAGAGCCCATTTGCTTATGACACAGAGCGCGATGCAATTATCTATAATCCTCAAACTCCTTATTACGAATTGTATGATTTGAGTTATGTGCAAGCACATGAATTATCTCACAGAATGGATATTAAAGAATATCATTCTTGGAATAATATAGCTTTTCAAAATGCAATTGAAGTAAGTACGCAAAAGGTATATGATAATATCGAAACTGTAAGAGGCTGGTTTGCTGAGGGCGGCAAGTTTGAAAACGATATGGCGTTTTCTGATATTATCAGCGCATTGACAGAAGGCAAAGAAAATGATTTTCTGTATTCAGGACATAGTATAGCGTATTGGCAGAATGAGAAGAGCAAATGCTTAGAGATTTTTGCAAATATGTGTAGTATAGAAATTAATGGATATGATAGCAAGGAAGCGTTACAAAGCATGTTTGATGAACTATATAAAGCATTTCAGGAGATGATAAATTAATGACCCTTATTGAATATCTTAGAAAAGATGAAGAGTTGAAAGAATATAGAGAAAAATGGAAAGAAAAATTTGAAACACCATTTCCGCCGTATAACTATGATGAGTATGACGGTATTGATGATTATAAAGTGAAAATAAGAAAGCAATTGGAATTGTAAGCATCTGAATGAGTCAGGTGCTTTTTTCGTGCACAAAATCAATAATAACAGGACAACCGGAAATTTATGAACTGAACGGTGCAGGTTGACACCAAGTAAGTTTCTCCGGCAGTCCTGTTTTTATATTGTCTTTTATCCGCAGACATTAAAGAACGGCATTACTCATCTGGAGAATAAACAGAGAATCCCAATACCCGGAGAGCGGGAATAAAAATCTATGGAGGATAAGAAAAAATGGAATGGTTAAAGGCAATTTTAGAAAAAGCAGAGATTAAAGATGGAAAACTTGATGTGGATGCAGTCATGAATGCGGCACAGAAAGAGTTCCCAAAACATGCAGTACCAAAAGATGATTTTAATAACAAAGTCAAAGAGTTGGAAACTGCAAACGACACAATCACAGAGCTTAAAAAATCCAATGGAGATAATGCAGATTTGCAGAAAAAGATTGGAGAATATGAAGCTGAGATTAAAGACCTTAAAGATTCAGCAGAGAAAACAGCAAAGACATACGCCTTAAAAGAATCTCTTGCAAAGCAGGGAGTTCTGGATCCAGACTATCTGATTTATAAGGCAGGTGGGCTGGATAAGTTCAACTTCGATAAAGAAGGGAAGCCTGTAGGCGTAGAGGATGCTGTGAAACCTTATAAAGAGGATGCGACAATGGTACATTTGTTTAAACAGGAACAGCAGAAACCACCGTATAATCCGAAAAATGGTGGCGCAGGTGGTACAACAAATCCATTCGCAAAGGAAACATTTAATCTGACTGAGCAGGGACGTATTTTAAAAGAAAATCCAGCACAGGCAAAAGAGCTTGCCGCTGCGGCTGGAGTAACGATTTAAGAAAGAGAGGATAAATATTTATGGCAATTACAAAAATTTCAGACGTTATTGTACCGGAACTTTTTAACCCGTATGTAATGAACAGAACAATGGAGTTATCAGAGTTTTTCAAGAGTGGGATTGTGGTAAACAGTCCAGAATTTGATGTGTTGGCAAGCGAAGCTGCAAGGACACATAATATGCCGTTTTTTGAGGATTTACAGGGGGAATCCGAAGCGATTCTTGAAGATGTCAAGATGACTGCTAAGAAAATTGGTTCCAATGAGGATGTATCAACTACCATTTTCCGCCAGAATATGTGGGGAGCAACGAATCTTTCCGCTGCTTTGGCAGGTGCTGATCCAATGAAAGCGATTGGTGATCTGGTTGCGTCTTATTGGGCACGTGATATGCAGAAAGAGCTGATTGCGATTCTTACTGGAGTATTCGGTACAACTACAGCAGGATCGGAAGGAACACCGGCGGCAGAGACCAGAATGAAAGATCATATTCTTGATCTTACTGCAGGTAAGACAGAAGCAGCAAAGCAGATCAGTGCGTCAGCATTTATTGATGCATGTCAGTTGCTTGGTGATGCACAGTCACAGTTATCTGGCGTCGCAATGCATTCAGCAACAAAGTCTTATCTGAAGAAACTGAATCTCATTGAGACAGAGCGTGATTCTACGGATGTAGAGTTTGATACCTATCAGGGTAGACGTGTAACTGTAGATGACGGATGCCCAGTAGGTGCCGGAGGTGTGTACACTACATATCTTTTTGGAAATGGCGCAGTAGCATATGGTAATGGTTCTCCTGTTGGGTTTGTGGCTACCGAGACGGATCGTGATAAACAGACCGGTGCTGGTATTGATTATCTCATTAACCGTAAAGCATTTATTTTACATCCAAGAGGAATTGCATACACTGGAGCAAAACGTGATCATGTGGAAACACCGCTCCGTACAGAACTTGCGATGGCAGAGAACTGGAAACCTGTATATGAGTCAAAACAGCTTAGAATTGTTGCTATTAAACACAAAATCGGGTAGGTGATAATCATGGAAGGGAGTAGCAAGCTGACAGCCGAAAGGCTGTTGGCACTTCTTGGATTAAATGCCGATGAGCAGAGCATAGAAATATGTGTAGAGTTTGCATTGGATAACGCAAAAGACATTGTAAAAAATTACTGCCACATTGATGAAATCCCGGCAGAATTAGAAACAACAGTCTTGCGCATGGCAATGGATATTTACAGAAATGAAAAGCCGGGAGAAACAGAGACACCACAAAGAGTTTCTTCGGCTCAAATCGGTGATACTTCTACATCATTTGGCACTGTATCTGCATCATTTACAGATAGTCTCATGAAAAACTACAAATCATCTTTAAACCGATACAGGAAGGTAGTGTTTATATGAACATGGTAAGAAAAATCATTGAAAGCACATATGACGGAAGATGCACAGTGACGCAACGTGCAGAATGTGAGAAGCCTAATGGATCGACAGGATTTACTAATACTGTGATTTTAGAGAATGAACCTTGCAGACTTTCTTTTAATAGTAAGGAATCTACCGAGGAAGGAGATAGAGCTTCAATTCAAACACAAACGGTAAAGCTGTTTTTAAAACCGGAGAAAATCATAGAACCAGGTTCAAAGATTACAGTAACACAGAATGGTGTCACAACGGATTATGCAAGTTCCGGTAAGCCGGCGGTATATGAAACACATCAGGAAGTTATTCTTGAATTGAAGGAAAAGTGGTCATAATGAGCGTAAAGTATAAAGAATTACAGGATTTCACAAGAAAAATCGAGGATCTTAATAAACAGCAGAAAGAGGAATTTATGAAGGCCTGCTGTAAAGAATTGGCTGCCAGATTATTAGCAAAAGTAATAAAGCGTACACCTGTTGGACATTATGAAAATAAAGTTGGCGGTACGCTGCGGCGTGGGTGGACAGCAGAAAAAACGGGTGATTCAAAGCGGGATACAACTCAGGCAATGTATGATAATTTATTTGGATCAGACCAAATAATATCTCAAGAAAATATGAGTGTTCGTAAAGAGGGGAACACATATATTATTGATGTTACAAATGCTGTTGAATATGCTGTGTACGTTGAATATGGACATAGAACAAGAGACCATAAAGGATGGGTTCCGGGAAAGTATATGTTGACAATTTCTGAAAATGAGTTGAGAACCGTTACACCACAGATTTTAGAACGAAAATTGCAAAAATTTCTGGAGGACGCGATGAATGATACGAAAAGTAATTGATGGTATTATTGCAGCAATTAGGGCAGAATATGATTCAGCACATTTTAAAGTATATACAGAATTGGTAGAGCAGGGATTAAAAAATCCGTGTTTTTCTGTTATGTGTCTGAATCCAAGTGTGGAAGTGACTGGAAAAGTTCGCTCAAGACGATATTATCCGTTTGTGATTGACTATTTTCCTAAATCAGATGATGAGCCTGTGGATGAATGTAATACCGTCTATGAGACTCTAATCGAATACCTCGGTGATATTACTGTAGAGGATAAGATTATACGTGGCAGTAATGTAAGTGGAAATGTAGTGGATGGAGTTTTACATTTTCAGATTACATATGATCTGTTTTTGCTCAAAAAAGAGGAATTAGAAAGCATGATGCAGTTTGAGGAAAGTACAAAAGTGATGTAAAGGAGGATAACATGGCAGAAACAAAAAAAGAACCAGAAAAGATTTTATTCTCAAAGGAACAGATTGTAAGTTCCATGAGATATAAAAAGTACAGAGATTTTTTGGTTGGAAATCTGGACAATGATAAAAATTATTCAACAGAAGAAATTGATAAGATGATTGATTCGTTTTATGGAAAGGGTAAGAGTGGAAAATAATGGCATTAGGTGGAGGAACATATTTAACACAGAATAAAGTACTTCCGGGGGCTTATTTTCAGTTCATTTCAAAAGCAATTGCATCAGCAACGTTATCAGACAGAGGCGTAGCTGCAATGGCGTTGGAACTGGACTGGGGTGCTGATGATAAGGTGGTTAGTGTCACAGCTTCGGATTTCATGAAGGATAGTAAAAAAATGTTTGGATTCGACTATGATGCGGCAGAAATGTTGCCATTAAGAGAACTTTTCAAACATGCGTCCAAAGTATATGTATACAAAGTCACTTCTGGGGGAGTAAAAGCTTCAAATACATTTGCGGAAGCAAAATATACAGGCAAAAAGGGAAATGATCTTAAGGTTGTTATTCAGACAAATGTGGATGATGGTGAAAAATTCGATGTGTTACTGTATCTTGGAACTGAAAAAATGGACAGCCAGACAGTTTCAAAAGCATCAGAGCTTATTGACAATGATTTTGTTGTGTGGAAAAAATCCGCTGAATTGTCTGTTACGGCAGCAACGGCATTAAGCGGTGGAACAAACGGTCCTGCATCGACATCAAATCATCAGGCATTTTTGGATAAAATCAGTTCTTATCCAGATGTAAATGCAATTGGATATGCTGGATCTGAAAGTGCAGTAAAAGGACTGTATGCCGCTTTTGCAGACAGATTGAGAAATGATGTAGGCATTCGATTACAGGTGGTTATGCACGATTATAGTTCGGCAGATTCGATTTCATGTGTAAATGTGAAAAACAGTGCAGAACTTGTGTATTGGGCTACAGGTGTTATTGCCGGTACTGCTGTAAATAAGTCTGCAACGAATATGAAATATGATGGCGAATTAAGCATTAACACTGAATTTACTCAGGATGAACTTACAGAAGCTCTGGAAAAAGGCGAATGGGTGTTACATCAGGTAGGTACAGAGGTTCATGTTCTTGAGGATATTAATTCTTTTACCAGCATTACAGACGAAATGGGCGATATTTTCAAGGATAATCAGACAATCCGTGTCATCGACACAAGAGCAGATTTCATTGCTTCAATTTTTGCTTCCAAATATCTTGGCAAGGTTCCGAATGACAAATCGGGAAGAGTGAGTTTGTGGTCGGATATTGTGAAAATTGATCAGCAGTTAAGTGATATCAATGCAATCGAAGATTTTGACCCAGAAGATATTACTGTAGAACAGGGCGATACAAAGAAATCAGTACTTATTAACAGCGCAATTACCATTATTAATACAATGGAAAAATTGTACATGAAATCAATGATTGAGTAACAGGAGGAAGATGGGCATGTCGAAACAGTTTATGAATACGCAGGATGCACCAAGCGCAAAACAGGCAGAGTTTTTTTGCACAATTAATGGAAGACGTTATTCTATGCTTAATGCAAAAAAATTTGAAGCAAAAGCAAATGTCAAAAATGCCGATGTAACAAGATTAGGTGCATTGATTGATGGTAAAAAAGCGGTCGGACTTACCATTAAATTCTCAATGACAGTTTATAAATGCAGCGAAATGTTTGATAAATTGATCGAGGAATTTAAGAATACAGGTTTATTGCCAACTTTTGAATGTCAGGTGACGAGTAGCGATTCAGCAACATGTATGGGACGGAGCACGAAGGTATATAAGCAGTGTGTAATTGAGGGAGATGTTCTCTTATCAATGTTTGATGCAGACGGTGAATTTGTCGAGCAGACCATTGAAGGATATGCAATGGATTTTGATTCACCAGAAAGATATACAGATCCAGAATATATGTAAAGAGTTAAGGCAGACAATTAGCAGATTATGCAGTGTCTGCCTTTATATTTTAAGAAAGAGGTAAGTGATATGGGAAATTTAGCATATTTTTTGAAAAAGAATAAAAAGGAAAAGAAAAATGCATTTTTTGCTGCAACAAAATCATTATGCGATGAAAATGGAGAACCATTAAAATGGGAAATTAAAGCTTTATCAACGAAAGAAACAGAAGCCATCAGAGAGAAATGTACGATTGATGTTCCAGTCACCGGAAAACCGGGTATTATGCGTCCAAAAGTAAATTCTTCTAAATATGTAGCAGAATTACTCGTTTCAGCTGTAGTATACCCAGATCTTTATAATGCAGAATTACAGGATTCCTATGGAGTTAAAACTGCATCAGATCTTTTGAAAGAAATGGTAGATGATCCGGCAGAGTATAACAATTTTGTTGAATTTGTTCAGGAATACAACGGATTGGATGAAACCATGAATGATAAGGTGGAAGAGGCAAAAAACTAATAGAAGGCGGCGATAGTGAAGCAAACTATGCATATTATGCATTGCATAAGCTTCATATATTGCCGTCCAGATTAATGGAATTGGATGAGAATGAGCGTGCTTTTATTTATGCGGCAATTGATTTGAGGATTGAAGCTGAAAAAAGGCAGGAAGAAAAAATGAAGCATAGCTCAAAATAACAAGAGCATAAAATTATATTTATGCTCTTGAAAGGTTGGTGGATTTATGGCGATAGGAACAGCGATTGAAATAACTGATAAGATGACAGGACCATTAAATCGTATCACAGCCGCTTTATACAGCACAACGGATGCGCTGCATGATGCAGATCAGGCAACAAATTCTGCATTTAATTCTGCTGGTATTCAGGCAATCACGCAGGAATTGTATGGATATGAAAGAAAGATTCAGGATATACAGGATGAGTTAGATAGATCAAATAATAAGATACAGGAAATGCAGGAACAGACAGAAAAAGCAAGAAGTTCTGCTGGCGGATTGGAAAATGCATTTAGAAAAGTTGCAGGTATACTCGCAACTGTAGCAACAGTACAGACATTAAAAAATGTTCTTGATACATCAGACGAACTGACAGCAACAACGGCACGTCTTGAAATGATGAATAATGGTTTCGAATCTGTAGGAGGAAATTTAAAAAGTACGTCAGATTTATTTAATCTAGTGTATGCGTCTGCGCAGGATGCCAGAGGTTCATTTGCAGATATGTCAGCAGTCGTTGCAAAATTCGGAAATAATGCGAAGGATGCTTTTAGCAGTTCGGCAGAGGTCGTTGATTTTGCAAATCTTGTACAAAAAGAGATGGTAATTGCCGGCGCATCCACGACAGAAGCTTCAAATGCAATGTTGCAGTTATCACAGGCATTAGGCTCTGGCGTCCTTCGTGGTGATGAGCTTAATAGTATCTTTGAACAGGCTCCAAACCTTATACAGGAGATTGCAGATTATCTTGAAGTTCCAATCGGAGAAATTCGGCAGATGGCGTCGGAGGGACAGATTTCGGCTGATATTGTAAAACAGGCAATCTTTTCTGCTTCTGATGAGATCAACGACAAGTTTAATAATATGCCTATGACATGGTCGCAGATTTGGACATCTATGCAAAATACAGCGTTAATGAAATTCCAACCGGTGTTACAGAGAATCAATGAGATTGCGAACAGTGAGGAATTTAAACAATTTACGCAGACTGCAATTAATGATATGGCTGTACTTGCAAATGTATCATTGAGTGTGGTTAATACGCTGATTCAGGGAGCCGCTTTCGTATCTGATAACTGGTCCATTATCAGTCCAATTATTTATAGTGTGGCATTGGCACTGGCATTTTATAATGGTGTGCTTATAATGCATAATGCATATGAAGCAGTTTCCAACGGATTAAAATTGGTCGCTGCGATAAGAGCGGTTGCGCATGGGACAGCTACAGCAACAGAAGCGGCAGCTACAACCGGAGCATCTGCGGCACAGATTGCATTTAATGCTGCCTTATATGCTTGTCCACTTACATGGATTGTACTTGCCATAGTTGCAGTGATAGCAGTAATTTACATGGTTGTTGCAGCAATTAATAAGGCACAGGGTACAACTATCAGTGCGACAGGTGTTATATGTGGAGTTATCGCTACAGCCGGTGCTCTGATTGGAAATATTGTGATAGGATGGATAAACAAGATTATAACTACCGGAGTTGGTCTGTGGAATTTAATTGCAAATTTCGCAGCATCTCTTGGAATTGTTTTTGAGCATCCGATTATTGCTATTGAAACCATGTTTATGTCTCTTTTTAATTTTATATTGAGTGTTGTTGAAAGTGCTGCAAAATTACTAGATACGATCTTTGGGTCTAGTCTTGCTGATGCGGTGAGTGGCTTTCAGGATACAATACAGGCAAAAATCGATGCAAAAATCGAAGATGCTGGAGGAACAGCAGCAAATCAGTTGAATCAAGAAGACTACACGCTTGACCGTATAAATTATGGTGATGCGTATCAAAGTGGTTATGATTTTGGAAAAGGAATTGATGATAAAATATCTTCTGTTTTTTCCGGTGGATTATCTACAGACAGTTTTTCAGATTTACTTACTTCCGCTGGATATGACTCTACATCGGATGGAATGGCTTCAACATTGGGAGATATTTCGAAAGATACAAGCGCAATTGCAGATTCCGTAGATATCAGCAATGAAAATTTGGAATACATGAGAGACCTTGCAGAGCGGGAAGTCATCAATCGTTTTACAACAGCAAGTGTAAATGTAAATATGGGCGGCGTTACCAATACGGTAAGCCAGGATACAGATCTTGATGGAGTGATTTCATATTTGGCTAATGGAGTAACAGAAGCATTGCAACAAGCAGCAGAGGGGGTGCATTCATAAAATGGCATATTATTTTTATTTAGGAAAAACATTGTTGCCGGTTGCACCATCGAAGCTCACTCTTAAAATTGGTGGACAGAATAAAACATATAACCTTATAAATGATGGTGAAATTAATGTTTTGAAATCTGCCAGTTTGACAGAAATTGAATTTGATGCGCTGTTACCGAATGTTCAATATGGTTTTGCAGTTTATAAAAATGGCTATCAGCCAGCAGAGGCCTTTCTGAATGCTATAGAGACATTGAAAAAAAGTAAACTGCCATTTCAATTTATCGTTACACGAGCATTTCCTAACGGAAAGATGTTATTTGATACGAATATGAAAGTATCACTTGAAAATTATAACATTGTGGAAGAAAGCAAGAACGGTTTAGACGTTACTGTATCGATAAAGCTTAAGCAGTATAAGGAATATGGAACGAAAACAGCTATTTTATCGATTACGCAGAGAAAGACAACAGCAAAGGTGAAAAATTCTCGTAATACATCAACAGCACCATCTAATGGTTTGCCAACCACTTATACCGTCAAAAAGGGTGACTGCTTAAGTGTAATAGCAAAAAAGTTTTATGGAAGTGGATCAAAAACATATTACATGAAAATTGCAAATGCAAATGGAATCAGCAATCCTAATTTGATATATCCAAATCAAGTATTTACGATTCCGGTATAGGAGGGAAAATGTCAGCAGAATTATTAATCCAGAATGGAGATACTGTGTATTTTCCCGCCGTACTAGAGGATATTAAATGGGAAACTGAAAGGTATGGATCACCGGGAAAGTTAACTTTTAAATGTATGTATGACAGCAAATTAAATGTCACAGAGGGTAATCCAGTGAGATTGCGCTGGAATGGATTAAATGTGTTTTATGGCTTTATTTTTAAAATAGAAAAGGACAAGGAACTGGTGCTGTCGATTACTGCATATGATCAATTGCGGTATTTTAAAAATAAGGATACTTATGTGATTAATGGGAAAACAGCCGGTGAAGTTTTAGAGCTGATAGCTGCAGATTTTGAATTGCAGACTGGAGATGTGGAAGATACCGGTTATGTAATACCATCCCTTGTGGAAGACGGAAAATCTTTATTTGACATCATGCAGGATTGTCTGGATCAGACTTTAATGAATGTTGGTGAAATGTATGTTTTATATGATGATTTCGGCTCATTGTCACTGAAAAATATTGCAAATTTGGCAGTTAATATTTTGATTGATTCTGAAACAGGAGAAAATTATAAATACAGCTCATCCATTGATGATCAGACGTATAACAAAATAAAGCTTGTTTATGACAATAAGAACACCGGACAGAGAGATGTATATATTGCGCAGGATTCATCTAAAATGAATGAGTGGGGAATGCTGCAGTATTACGATAAGTTATCTGAGGGTGAAAATGGCAAAGAAAAAGTTGAATCTTTATTGCAATTGTATAACAGAAAATCAAAATCATTTCAGATTACGAATGCAATAGGAGATGTATCAGTCCGGGCAGGATGTTTATTACCTGTTATTCTGGATTTAGGAGTTGCAAAAGTTCAGTCTATGATGTTGGTGGAATCGTGTAAGCATGTTTTTAGAGAAAATGAGAATTTTATGAATTTGACATTAAGGGGTGGTGATTTTGTCTGAATTTGATGGATTGATCAAACAGATCAAGCAAGCAGCATTAGATGCAGTAAATTCCGCCGGACCAGCAGGATTTTATGAAGGAACAGTATTAAGCGTATCTCCATTAAAAGTTAAAGTAGACCAGAAGCTTATACTTGGGAAAGAACAACTTGTCTTAGCGCGTAATGTAACAAACCATGAGATGTCTGTTGATGTTGATTGGGAATATGAAAAGGGGACGAAAAAAATAGTAATCCATAATGCATTAAAAACAGGAGATAAAGTGATCCTTGCAAGAATCCAGGGCGGTCAAAGTTATATTATTTTGGATAAGGCGGTGTAAATATGATCCCAAGTGTTAATAATTTGTTGCTTACAGAAATAAATGAAGAGGATATGCCGAGTAAAAATTATCGAATGATCAGTGAAAGCGTTAGAGGTACGGTGGATACCATTGAAGCAATGAAGCAGGTGGTATATAAGATATTATGTACAGAACGATATGTCTACCCGATATACTCATGGAATTATGGTATAGAATTGGTGGATTTATTTGGCGAATCAGTAACATATGCATGTCCTGAGATAACCAGGCGAATCGAAGAAGCATTGTTGCAAGATGAAAGAATTAATTCGGTAGATCAATTTGAATTTGATACAAGTAAAAAACATGAGGTGGTGTGTACATTTTCAGTACACACCATTTTTGGTGATTTTCAGATGGAAAAAGAGGTGAGTGTTTAATGTTCGAAGAGATGACATATGAAAAGATTATGGAACGCATGTTGTCCCGTGTGCCAGATGCACTGGATAAGCGTGAGGGTGCGATTATATTTGATGCACTTGCACCGGCAGCATTTGAAATGTCTATTCTTTATACTGAATTAGAGACAGCTTTAGACCAGACATTTGCAGATACTTGTCAAGGAGTTTATCTGGACAAAAGATGCATGGAAAGAGGAATCACAAGACAGCCAGCAACGCATGCGATTGTTCAGGGAACTTTTAAACCGGTTGACTTGGATTTGTCTGGTTTGCGATTTAATTGTGGAGATTACAATTATACAGTTAAAGAACCGATTGGAAATGGTGTGTATGAGATGGTGTGTGAGACAGCAGGAAGTCTTCCAAATGGGATTTCTGGTCAGTTGATTCCGATTGACTATATTAACGGATTAGAAACAGCAGAAATCACGGCTATTTTAATTCCGGGAGAAAATGAAGAATCAGATGAAGATCTCAGATCGAGATACTTTGATACTCTTGTGAGCCAGGCATATGGAGGCAATATTACAGACTATAAGCAGAAAACAAATGCTATAGAAGGCGTTGGAGGTGTAAAAGTGACACCTGTCTGGAATGGCGGCGGAACGGTAAAGTTAACTATTATTGCATCAGATTATACAGTGCCTACAACCACATTGATAGAAAAAGTACAAAAAGAGATTGATTCGGTAGCTCCAATCGGACATATCGTAACGGTAGATGGCACGACCCAAAAGGAGATTCAGATAGAAACTAATATCGTATATCAGACAGGGTGGAGTTGGAAAACATCTGGAAATTATATTGAAAAAGCTATTGACGCTTATTTTCAGGAACTTGCAAAAAACTGGGCGTCGTCTGATCAGTTAATTGTACGAATCAGCCAAATTGAGACAAGAATCTTAGACTGTGCCGGAGTAATTGATATTTCAAATACAAAGATAAATGGAAATGCAGAGAATTTAATATTGGAATCCAATTCCATCCCTGTGAGAGGAAGTGTGACGGATGGAGCGTAAGATAATAGATTATTTGCCACCATATTTAATGGTATATAAAGAAATAAAAGCAATTATGGAAGCTGAACAGCCAGAATTTGAAATAGTCTGGCCACAAGCAGAAAATGTCTTGAATGATCAATTTGTATCAGATTCATCTACTATCGGCATAGAGCGTATGGAGAAAATTCTTGGAATTATTCCAAAAGATACAGATACGCAAGACGAGAGAAAATTTAGAATTTTGGTTAAATTGAATGAACAGCTTCCATATACACTGCCGGTATTGGAACAGCAATTAAAAAGAATGTGCGGAGAGAATGGGTATCGCCTGATCTTAAGTGCGGATAAATATTTACTCAATGTTAAATTAACTTTAGGCAATGAGAATAATTACCAGGATGTGTGTGATATGTTAAGACGTGTTGTGCCAGCTAACATGGTTATTTTGGTTAGTATGTTTAATACGCATGAAATTCTTTCACATTATACGCATGCGCAGTTGGCAGCATACACACAGAAACAAGTGAGAGAGGAAGTGTTGACGAATGTCTAGTAAAACAACAAATTTGAATTTAACAAAGCCGTCAGAGGATGAATTTTATGATATTAATGTGCAGAATGAAAACATGGACATCATTGATCGAGAGATTGGTGGATTAAAACAGCCGGCTTATGAAGTGCCTACAGCCATGTCAGATCTGCATAGTGGAGAAATGATTACTGTAGCGTTTGGAAAGATTGCAAAGGCGGTCAGTACATTAATAAGTCATACAACATCTAAAGCTACCAATTCCGTTTTGGGACATGTAAAATTATCAGACAGCACATCAAGTACAAGTGCATCAACTGCTGGAGTGGCGGCAACGCCAAAAGCTGTAAAAGCTGCTTATGATTTGGCAAATAGTAATACTGAAAAAATAGGAACGACTGACATATCTGGTATCGGTGATGGAACCGTGACCGGAGCGATAGTCAATAATAAAGAAGCGATAGAGGATGTCTCCCAGAGTTTAACCAAGCTTGTTCAGAAACTCCATCCGGTTGGAAGCTGGTATTTTTCGACAGTAGCCACAAATCCGGTAAATATATTTGGATTTGGCACATGGCAACTGGTTACAGATAGATTTCTTGTCGGTGCAGGTGCTAGCTACTATCCTGGTGCAATGGGTGGCGAGGCTGTACATACTTTAACAGCGGCAGAACTTCCAACACACCAGCATAATGTTCTGTCTGGAACATTGGGTGGCAACAATGGCAATTATAAATTCATGTTATCTTCACAATCAATGTACGGAACCTATGATGGAAATTACGGTGTAATAACAGATGACAGATTTATAACAGCAGCTAGTTCTGTGTACTGTGGAAATCAGCCACATAATAATATGCCGCCATATTATGCGATTTATATGTGGGTTAGGACTGCTTAAATATCTATTGTGTATGTAAATTCACCCCAACTTTCTAACGTTGTTGAGCCATCGTTATTTTGAAACTTGATATTGGTTGGCGAAATGTAGATTTGATTTCTACAACTTTCTTGCGTAGAGGTCCTTCTATTCGTCCACGCATAACAAGTACCTCTAGGAGCATAACCGCTAGGAATTTGGAATAAATCAATATCGCCAAAAGCATATGGATTACTTATTGCATATTGACAAGTTACTATATTTCCAACCTTTTCCAGCGTAACATTAAACTCGTTAAAATTACTTATATTGGTTGGGTTAATGCTTCTAACAAGTAACGAGCTTTTAATGCCATTTAAATCCGTGTTTAACTCAGTTAAACTCTGGTTTCAGTATGCAACATGGTAAAATAAAAAGAGCCGGATAATTCCGGCTCGTATAACACGATGGGAGGAGAAAAGTCATCTGGGAAGGTATTTTTTAAATCAATTTCGTAGATGACTCTCTCAAAAAAAATTATAAGGTAATAATTTGCAAATGTAAATTCAGATAATCAGTACATTTTCTTGAAATCACAGAATTACGATTTAAAATATTTGCTTTATATGAATTGTGGTGTATAATAATAGCAACAAAATAAAGCAGTGCCGTGCGCCGAATGATTAGTCTATCAGATTAATTGTCCGGCGCTTTTTGCGTTGTAAAATGGCACAAATACAAGGCTTGGCAGATTTATAATGGTTTTATAAAGAAAGAGGGAGGTTGGTCGTTTGGAATCGATTATATCGGCATTGGTAGCAGGAGGATTAGCGTTAATCGGAACGGTACTCACAGTCAGTTCAGGGCAGAAAAAAACAGAACAGAAGCTTCAGACAGCACAGGCAGTCACAGACTGTAAGATTGATGAACTGACGCGCGAGGTACGCTTGCATAATAATTTTGCGCAACGTGTTCCAGTTATCGAAGAACAGGTAAAAGTTATCAATCATCGCATTGCAGATTTAGAGGGAGGAAAATAATATGTTAAAAAATTCGGTATTTAAACCATCAGTAAGCACACAAAAATGGGCGAAAGCCGCAGGAATCAGATCAATTAAGACGATGGCGCAGACAGCGGTAGCAGTAATCGGTACCGGGGCAGTGATTTCAGCAGTGGATTGGAAGATGGTAGTATCATCCGCAATTGTAGCCGGTATCGTATCATGGCTTACATCTTTGGCAGGAATTCCAGAAGTAGAGGAGGAGTAATTTTTATGGCAAATAGAAAAATTGGACAGGCAGGTCTTAATCTGATTAAGCAGTTCGAGGGCTGCCGCTTGTCTGCTTATCAGTGTGCCGCAGGGGTATGGACCATTGGTTATGGACATACCGCCGGAGTAAAAAAAGGTATGACAATCACGCAGGCACAGGCAGATGCATATTTGAAGCAGGATATTACAAAGTTTGAGGGATACGTTAATAGTCCCGCATATGTGCCAATCACTGCAAATCTCAACCAGAATCAGTTTGATGCTCTGGTGTCGTTTGCATTTAATTGTGGAGCTGGCAACCTTAAAAAGCTTTGTGCAGGTAGAAACGCATCACAGATTGCTGTAGCAATGCCACAGTACTGTAAAGCAAATGGTAAAGTGCTTGTAGGACTTAAAAGACGTAGGTCGGCAGAGCAGGCTTTATTTAATAAAGCAGTGGCGGCAACAAATACATCAAAATCAGAAAGCGAGGATTACAATATGACTACGATTAGAAAAGGTAGTAAAGGAAATGTGGTTAAGGTATGGCAGATCATCATTGGTGCGACAGCAGATGGCAATTTCGGCAGAGGTACGGAAGCATCGACCAAGACATGGCAGAGGAGCCATGGATTGACAGCGGATGGAATTGTTGGAAAGAATACATGGAAAGTAGGTCTTGAATCATTATAAAACCATAGCCGGTAGAGCTTATCTGCCGGCTATTTTCGTGTCCGTATTTATTATTTTTAATTGGTAAATCTTTTTATGTATTAGTAACAAAATAGTAACAATTTTTCTCAAACACCAGTAAAATCAGCATATTGTAAAAGGAAAAATTTAATATATTTTTAAAATTAATCATATGGTAATATTTATTTTTTTCATCTATAATAACAACAGTCTGTGCATATAATAAAAAAAGAAAACAGGCAGTTATTTTTTTGTGAAAAACAGGTAGAGTTTCTGCAGAAAAGCACGTTGATCGTGCAGCACAAGCAGGAGAATGAGAGAAAGAATTACGTATGGTATTTAGCAGTTTTGAATTTTTGTTCCGGTTTCTGCCGGCTTTTTTAATCATATATTTTATCACACCGAAGAAGTTCCGCAACGCAGTACTCTTTTTGGGGAGCATTGCCTTCTACACCTATGGAGAGGCGCAGTATGTCCTGTTGCTGTTAGCGTCAGTCACGGTGAACTATGTGATCGCACGCAGCATGTATAAAACACCGGAGGATGGAAGAGGCAGAAGACAGGCAGTACTGCTTGTTCTGGCGCTTTGCTACGATTTCGGAATGCTCTTTTTCTTTAAATACAGCGGTCTGACCACAAAGCTGCCGCTTGGGATCAGTTTTTACACCTTCCAGATCGCAGCGTATGTGATCGATGTGTACCGTGGCATTGTCCCGGCAGAAAAATCTTATGTTAACCTTGGAACCTATCTGACGATGTTTCCACAGCTGATCGCTGGACCGATTGTAAACTATACCGAGGTGAGCAGCTGCCTGAAAAGAAGGACGGTGACAGCACGGAATTTTGAGAGTGGCGTCCGCATTCTTGTGATCGGACTCGGATCCAAAGTCATTATCGCTGACCGGGTGGGAATGTTGTGGAACAACGTGCAGACAATCGGGTTTAACAGTATCTCAACGCCGTTGGCGTGGCTGGGTGCGGTCGCATATTCCATGGAGCTGTATTTTGATTTTGCGGGATATTCGATGATGGCGGTCGGACTTGGAAAAATGTTAGGATTTCAGATTCCGGTAAACTTCCGTTTCCCATATATCTCAAAATCGGTGACGGAGTTCTGGCGCCGCTGGCACATTACACTGGGACGGTGGTTCCGCGATTATGTATACATTCCGCTCGGAGGAAGCCGGAAAGGCAGACTGCGGACGATGTTCAACCTTTTTGCTGTGTGGACACTGACGGCACTGTGGCATGGGGCAGGATATAATTTTCTGATCTGGGGCGGCATGCTGCTCGGGGCTTTATTTCTGGAAAAATTGTTTTTGCTTCCGTTTTTACAGAAAAGCAAAGTGATCGGACATGTCTATCTGTTGCTGTTTGTGCCTGTGACATGGATGGCATTTACGATCACGGATATTCATCAGCTTGGAATTTATCTGACACGTATGTTTCCGTTTGTGAATGCACATACCGGCATGGTCAATTCCATGGATTACATCAAATATCTGAAAGATTATGACAGCCTGCTGGCGATGGGAGTTCTTTTTGCAACTCCGGTTCCGGCGGTGATTTATGGAAGAATAAAGCGGGGGATGCTCGGTACGCTGGCAATTGCGGTGATCTTTGCACTCAGCATGTACTACCTTGCGGTATCTGCAAACAATCCATTTTTATACTTTAATTTTTAG